TCAGTTTTCATATTGCGGGACCTCCGGGGCTAGATTGTCGATCGAGCCGATTCGGAGCGCAACCGCGGCCGCCCTCGCGGCGTCGATCGCAGCGCCGATCGAGCGCACCATGTCTGCGTCAAGGTTCACATAGGTCCCCTGAAACGTCTTCCAGTTCGTGTGCCCCACGATCGCCATGACGTCCATCGGCGGAATCTTGTAAACGTGGACCATGCGGGTAATCGCGGTGTGGCGCAGCGAGTGCCAGGTCACACCCGCAATGCCGGCATCCGCGCACGAACGGCCAAACGCTTTCTTCGGATCCAGAATCTCAAACACCCGCTTCCCTTTGTGTGAGGCGAGATGCGCGACGAGCTGCGGCAGCAGCAGGTCGGTAATCGGCACCGGCCGGCGAATCATCTTGTTGCCCTTATAGCTGGTGGCCCAGAGTAGGCGCCCGTCGATATCCACGTCGCGCTCGCGGTCGAGGTTGGCAAACTGCTCGATCTTCCGCATGCCGGTCTCGAGGGCGAAGGTGACCGCAAAAGGCAAGTGTTTCCGTTTCCCGTCCAGGTTGAAAGCGCCGAAGAGTTCGCGCTCCTCGCCAAACGAGAGTATGCGGAGGTGCTTATTCTCGAGCGAAGTCTTGATGAGCGGGTCGCCCTGGCCAAACGGATGATCAACTATCCACTTCTTATTGAGCGCAACTGCAAACACGCGATGCGCCCAGGACAGCTCGCGATTAACTGACGTGATCGACCGCGGCCGAGTTTCGACATACTCAACGCGGACCTTCTCGGTGTTGCGCATTTCGTAGCGCACGCGATTGATGACCACCGGAGTCCGCAGCCGCATCTCTTTGTAGTCTTCGAAGTCGTCGTGCGTAACCCTGACGATCGCCATCTTGCCAAAGTATTTCTCGACCGGTTTCAGCGCGTTCCAGGTGGCGCGCCAGGTGCGCTGCCCGGCGACTTTAATGCCGCCGGCATACACGGCCGGCTTGAACTGGTGTTGTTTGCAGTGAGTGATAACGTCGGAGACGGTGCGCGTATGGTCTGGCCTGGCGGTGCCTGTAAGCTCATCTTCAATCTCTCGCGCGATTTCTCCCATCGCGCGAGTGGCGCCGGCAAGGCTGTAAGCAATACGCTTCTTCTCGCGCCGGCGACCCTTCAAGTCGGTGTAGCGTTTCTTAACGATGAAGCGGACCGTGTCTTCTACCGACTCGGTCGCGTGTCCGCTCTTGTCCACCCTAAAGATGGAACCGTCGGCTGAACCTCTGGGCATAATCAAACCTCTCCTGTTAGTTGGATCCATCCGAGCGCTAGTCTTGTCGGCGCTGCGATAATGCCACGCTTATTACCAGGTGGCTGGAGGCGGGCTATCAAGCGCCGCTCTCTCATGAGCCAGTCGCCGAACCGTGCCGAGCCGCTTACTTTTACAGTGACGGTTTCAGCTTCGCCCCACGGGGTGATAATCAACCTATGTCCGGTGGTAGCGTCACGTCGTTGGGAGATGCGATAGCTAAGAAGTCGAGTCTTGAGGTTTTCAGATGAGCCGACGTAGAAGAGAATACCGTTCAGATAAAACGTATAACAACCAGGGGCGCTCGGGACCTGCTCCAAGCTGAAAACGTCGTGAGAACTCCACCGGGACCGCGATTCGTTGCGGGTGACGACCGGTTTCCGCCATGAAACTCGGCCCAGCTTTTCCCGACTGATGTCCGCCTCGATCTCGCGGAGCCGTTGCGCCGCCTCGGAGGCGCTGTAGGCGATGCGCTTTTTCTCTCGGCGACGGCCCTTCGCATCGGTGTAACGTTTCTTAACGACGAAGCGAACAGTCTCCCGCACCGACTTGGTCACGTGACCGCTCTTATCGATTCTGAGGACGGAGCCGTCGGTCGAACCGCGTGGCATGTAAGTTAGGTTTAAGGGGTTTCCCAGCGGCACTTGATGCGTTCGTACCGCTTCACGGCGGCCATATTGCCGTCATAGAGATACCAATGACCGCAGGGCTCGCCGTCGCTCATCGGCTGGAGAGTTGCAAACTGGTGCTTGAGCAGCCACTGTTCCGGATAAGGATCCTCGTCGTGCATTCCGTTCGCGGCCCAACGGACGTACTGAGCCAGTTCCGGACCGCTCGCATCAAAGATCTCGAAATTCTGCTTTGGGTATTCCTCGTGAAACTTGGTGGCAAAGTCTACGAGGCAGGCGGTTGACGGACGCTTTGGAACAACCAATATAACCGAGGTGCCGAGGGATGCCTCATAGTGGGTGAACTCGCGAATGTCGGCCAACAGTTCCGCGCAGGGGGTTGGCGTCACGCTTGGCGACTGGGCCACGGCCGCGCTTGCAAGGCAGACGAGCACGAAGAGACCTGCGAGTCGGATTTTTCTCACTGACCACCTCTCTACTCTCACGCCGTGCGCATGCCGACGTGGTGAACTAACTCTTCCGCTTCCTGCGCTCGTCTTTTGGACTCGCCCAGCCGATTTCTTCTTCCAACATGAACCGTAAAACCTGGTCTGCCGTGTAGCCCGTGTCCGTGGCGACCGCTTCAACGCCGGTGCGCAAGTCGTCCGGCAGGACCATTCTCAGTGCGTCAGCGACTACCAGACTAAGAGGCGGGAATTCAAGCAGCGTTCCTTGGGCTTTTTTTCGGCCGCCGATTAGGCGGCCTGGTCCTCCCGGAAAGTTGTTCGACAACTTGCCCAACAACTAACGCTAACTCGGCTACCCGGCTGGTTAAAAGCTCAACTTCGGTAGCCTGGGGAGGGATCGGTATTCGCTTGCTCGACGGGACATCGATTAGGACCCCGTCCTGATTAAACTGCTCTACGCCTCGACGCAGCAAAAGTTCGATTGTGCTACTGAGCGAGCGGCTGGTCGCCGCCGCGACCTTTTCGATGTCGCGTTTCAGGTTTGCGGGCAACCGAACTGAAGCTTGCGCGTCTCTGGCCATTCCGCGCGAATTGGACTCTAGCATACTTTGTAAGTCAACGTAAACTTTTGCTTGACAATGAATACATTTGCGGTTAACGTGCGCAGCCATGGTTAAGAAGGGCAGACAAAAAGAGTTTGAAGCCTACATCACGGTGCGTTGTACCGAGGCCACTTATGCCGAGCTGGCAGAGTTGGCCAGGAACGACAACCGTCCGATGTCGAACTACGTCCGCATCGTTCTCGATCGCCACGTCGAAGTAGCAAAGGCCACGGCTAAGGAAGCCGAACCGCAGGCAGCGTAGTAGTCGAGACGGCGAGACACGAGAAACACACTGCGGGCGTTTCCAGCAAGGCGGGCGTCGGGATGGTTTGTCTGGCATTGCCGAATCCTGGGGAGAATTCAGCTACAGGGGAAAGCAGTGAAGGGAGAAGGTTTTTTGGGGGAGAGGCTCAAGAGTGTAAACCCGGAATCATCCGGGCGCACGGTCCAAGTGTTTTATTTTTTTTCAAACGGAAAGGGATTAACCCAAATGAGTGAGAGCAGCACGGACGGTCTATGGGGAACGCAGATAAGGGAACAAGCGACAGAGCAGGCCGGCGCGAAGCCTGCGGCTCTGATATCCGACTTCCGCACCAAGGCTGGGGCAATCCAGCACTTCCAATACAAGCCGCCCACGCCTGACACCCGTCCGAAATACGGAAGTGTCACCCGAGCCTTCGTCGCGCTCGTTGAAGATATCTTCGACCTCGTCCCCGAGGGTCCCGGCAAAACGGTCGCGTTCCGCAAACTCAGCGACGCCCGCATGGCAGTCAATTCCGCAATCGCAAACGAGGGGCAGTAAATCCAGTGACCCAACCCGACCGCCAGACCCGCCACCTCGATCACGTCCGCGAATACGTTTGGATAGTCACCGTCTATCACACCGCGTGCTGCGAGTGTGAGGAAGACTTGCCGCCGGGCTCGCGCATTCTCTGGAAGCCGGCCCAGCCGCGCGGCAAGAACAACTGGTGCGCGCCCTGCGGCACTGAAGAGGTCGGCAGTTACCCGCCCTCGCGTTACTGGGAGCGGCGCCAGTCTGACTTTGAAGACCGCCAGGGCGCCAACAGGCGCGTGGATGTCGACTAAATGGCCAACCCAACCAAAACACAATTGCTCGTTGCCGCGCTCGCTGCGTGTGGCGCTGCCGCCGCCGTGGCCCTGCTGCTCTGGTGGAGTTACTGATGACGCCATTCAAGACGTGCCCCACGCATTTGCCTACGCCGGTCGAACTGCCGTTCACCGAGTTTGGTGTCTCCCGGGCGCGCGCGGACGGTCGCAATCTCTACTGCAGAGGCTGCATTCGCAGGAAGGTGACCGAAAGCCGGCGCGCGTTAAAGGAATACCGTGCCGCGCGAAAACTGAACACGACCCGCCCCGTAACGAAAGCCGCGCCGCTGATTGGCAATCCGAACTCTCCGGTGAATCAGGCGCGGGTACTGGTCGAACTGCCGCCGGAGGAGCGCGTGAGACGCGTAATCGCCAACGGCGCGCGCACGTGGGGAAAAATCGCCAAGGCGTCCGGTCTCGATGAGGACGCAATGGGCATTGCTCTCGCAACGCTGTTGCTGTGGACGCGCGAGATTAAGACCCGGACCGTCGACGATACTCGCCACTACTTCATCAACAACGAAGAGCAGTGGTCAGAAGTCAGAGGTCAGAGGTTAGAAGGCCCCGAGTTGCCGCAGCGGCGGCCAGACTCGCAGTCCTTCAGCGCACTAGAGGGTTTGATGCCGGGCAAAAGGAAGGTGGGCTAAGAATGCTTTCAGTTGAACTGCACACCCGCGAGGGCGAATACATCACGACCGTCGAGGCGCCGATGCTCGTGAAGGTGGGAGAGCAGCGCATGCCGGAAGTGATTCTCTGGGGCGTGCGCTTCTTCGCGCTGGATTCAATCAAGGGCGTCTATCGCGAGGCCTTTGCCTACGCCGTGCCGCTGGAGAAATTCTGATGAATATCGAGCTGACGAGCGACGAAAAATCTATTGACGGCGTGTTGCATTACCGGACCGTGGTCAACTCCTGGCGGCCTTATCAGGGCGAAGCGCTCGAGCGCCGCGTGCGCGAGTTGATGGACGATAGCCGTGAAGCGTTCGAGCGCCGCGTACGCGAGTTGGTGGACGACAACCCGGCGCCCAGCTTCAGCGGCGACAACGACGACAAATGACTAGCGACGATCGCATTGCGGCCGCCCGCTGCCAGCTCGCCGAGGTTGAGGCCGCCACGCTGCAGGCCGTCGCCACTGCGCGCGCCTGTCTCGCGGTCGTCGAGGAAGAGAATCACGAGCTGCGCCGCGAAGCGCTCGAGCGCCAACAGCGGTACTACACCGAACTCGAGGTGGCCGGCCTCTGGAAAGTCAGCGAGTCGACCATCGCGCGGATGCGACGAGCGCGCCGGTTCGATTACACCCTGGTCGGCATTCAGGTGCGCTACACGGAAGCGCAGGCGGCCCAGGTGGGCGAGGCGGTCATGGCGCGCGGTCACCAGTTCCGGAAAACCGGCTAACGGAAGAGAGAACAAGGCTGAGAGGTCCCCCGTTTGGCTCAAGCGAAGTCCGGCTATACAAAAGTGGAAAACTACTTTTTCGATCATGTGATGCCGCGTGTCAGTTGCGTGGAATGGAAGACGATCTGCGCCGTCATACGCGAGACCGTCGGCTGGAACCGCGACGAGGCTGAAATCTCGGTCGAGCGCTTCATGCAGCTCACCGGCTTTGCGCGCCAGGCGATGATGGCCGGCATCACGAAGTCTCGCCAGCGCGGCTCCATCGCGCGGCGCACAATCCGCGACGGCCGGCAACGCACCTTCAAGTATCGCGCCATCCCGCACGCCAATCTCGCAGCTCTCCCCGAACCCGCCCCGCGGCGTAAGCAGGACACTCTGCCCTTTGACGTCTTAGCGGTCGCCGGTCATCCCTCGCCGGTTACTTCTGACACTGAGGAAATCGTGAGTCAGAGCGAAACAAAGTTTGATAATCATACTTTGATATCAAAGTTTGAAAATCAAACTTCGATCGGGCTGACGGAGTATGAAAATCAAACTCCGAAACTCGTAGTCCTTAGATCTATTAAAGAAAGGGATCTAAGAGAAAGACAAATTAAGAACGCGACCGACAAAACCGGCCGCGAGCAACAAGCTGTGGAAAACTACGAAACCACGGAAAAAGACAACGTCTCCCAGCTTTGCCGGTTTTGCTCCTCCCAACACGCCGACCCGCTCACCGCGCCCGCCGTCACGCTCTATTACGACCGCTTCAGGCTGATGCTCAGCGAAGGCTTTCGCCACGACGTTTGGCTGACGGTCCAGGACCTCGCGCTGTGGGGCCGCATTCTCGACGGCTGGTGGTACACGAACGGGCGCGGCAAGCGGGTCGACAAGAATCCGCTCGGCATCAAGCAGATGTTGAGCGCCTACGAAGAGGAAGTTAGCAAACAACGAGAACGGGGAGAGGGAGGAGCGGCACGGGCATGAAAACAGAGAATTGCAGAGACTGCGGCGCCGGGATCGTCTGGGCCACCAACAATCAATCGCAGCGGCGCACCATGCTCGACGTGCGCCCCTGGCCGCCGGAGTCCGCACACGGCAATACGCATCTCGACACCGCACACAATAGCTGCGTCGAGCTGGAGCCGGAGATTCGAGAGAGCGCCAAGCAGCGTGGCATTGCGCTCCACACCAATCACTTTGAAACCTGCCCGGCGCGCGAGCGCGTGCCGCGCTATCTGAAAACGTTCGGAGAAGAGGAGAAGGGAATTTATGAGCACGCAAATTAACGGCACCGCAATCCCTGGGATGCCGCCGGAACTAGCCGAGAAGGGCTGGCAGCTATTTTTGACTGACACAGCCCGCTTTAAGGCCGTCAATACGAAACTCGGCATTGAAGAAGGGTCTGGTCCCTACCCTGCTGCCGATGAAGCGATCGGCGCCGCACGCGACCTGCAGGTAGAGATTGAAGAAGAAAAAGCAGTGCGCGAGGAGGCCCAGGAGTCTGCGGGCGAAAACGCCGATCGGCTAGAGGCGGAACACGTCGCGGCAGTGGCCCGCAGTCGGGAAGAGGCTGGCGGTCACGAATGGAGGAAAACTTCTCTGTTCGGTGAAAGAGGAGGTTTCGACAAGTATCGCTGCGAGCTGTGCGGCGCAACCGCGAAGCGCTACGGTGTGAGCTGGCCGCCGGTCCCCGACGGCAAGTCCGCGTTTGCGTGCCCCAAAGCAGCGAGGTCAGGCAAGTCAGAGGTAACCGAGCCCATTCTACCTGTCGACCTAGTAGCGGCCGGATGGACAATCGAGTGGAGCAAATCAAGCGAGGGTGTCGAGTGGCAGCTCTCAAACGAAACGCTGGACCTTGAAACAGAGTGGCATGAGAAATCTGCGGATGCCTTTGCTCAGGCTCAAGAACTTACCCGCGCGGCTGAAGCCAATCGTGCCGAGAACGGCTCGCTGACACCCGAAGACATGCTCGTCAGTGGCTGGCACCTGGTGTTTGATAAGGACCCGAACTGTAAGTTGCCCTACACCGCGAAGAGTGATCTCCTCGGATTAGTGACGCCAACCTATCGCTACGCGCCTGACGCGTTGGCCCGCGCGCGCGAGCTGGAAGCCGAACACGACGCAGCCGCGGAAGCAAAAGCCAATGCCACGATCGAAGAGGCGAAACAATCAGAGGGCGCCGCTCGAGCCGCGGCGGTGCACAACGCAATCATCGACGCCGAGCGACCAGTGCCGCCGCGCGAGACCCGTCAACCTCGCCCGACCGTGCTCAAGCTAATCCCGACCGCTTCAATCAATCCGGAAGTGGCGCTCTCGATGCGCGCCGCCGGTCTCGACCTGCTGAAGGTTGCCGAGTACAAGGAAGCCCGGCTCGACGGCGCGAAGTTTCCCCCAGTCGATGTCTTCCACGATTCCGAGACGGGCGAGAATCATCTCGCCGGCGGCGCGCACCGGCACGCCTCGGCCGGGCTCGAGATATTCGCAAACGTTCACGACGGCACGAAGCGCGACGCCATCATCTTTGCCGCCACCGAGAACGCGACGCACGGCCTGCCGCGCACGAACGAAGACAAGCGCCTGGCGGTCACGGCCCTGCTCACCGACGAGGAGTGGGTCGTCAACGCCGATATGGTCATCGCGAAGCATGCCGGTGTGACGCAGCCCTTCGTCGGTAGCGTGCGCAGCGACCTGGAACTTAAAAACGTTATAAGTCCCCAACCCCGCCGCCGCGGCACTGACGGCGTGATGCGCGACACGACGAAGATTGGCACGCAGCACGAGAAACGAGCAGACGCCGACGCCGCCGGCGAGGCGGACAACCGCCAAACAACGCTCGCCGACATCGGCGTGGACCTGCCGCCACGTTTCCCGGAAGCGGGGGAAGCGGAAGAGGGGCAAAGGGAAACGGGTCCAGGGGAAGGGGCGCGCGAAGTCACCGTCTGTCGCGTGTGTCAATGCACTGACGAATCTCCCTGCGAAGAAGGCTGCTCCTGGGTGCGGCCCGGCGACGACGTGTGTAGCGCCTGTCTCGCAAAGGCGGCCGGTCAGCCGTCAACGGTCGACGGTCAACCAGGCGCCGAGTTTGGCAGCGAGCCACTCGACATCGTGCAAGTCATGAACCGCCACGCCGGGGTGCTCTATCGCATGCAGCTCGAGGAAATGGGCTTCAGTCACGAGGCTATTCTCAAAGCAGTCAGCGAGGGCGCCATCCTGCAACCCGAAACCGGCAAGTTCACCCTTCCGGACCACCAGCCGCAGCCGAGCGGAGGAGAGCATAGGTCGGAGGACAGAAGTCAGAGGTCGGAAAGCACGGTGAGCACGGCGAGTGGGCCACCGGCAAAACCCAAACAGAAGATCGAAGAGATCCTGAAGGGGCGGATGCTGACGATCTCGTTTACGTGGATTCCAAAAGTCCCAGGCGCGAGCGTGTCGGTTAAAGCCGGCAAGCCGGAAGACGCCGAGCGCGGCATGATTCCATCTGACGACATGCCGCGGTTTCCGGAAAGCATCATCGCCATGATTACCCGCCAGCTCAGCGGCGCCAAAGCCCCGCCAGCAGCGTCGAAGAAACCCGCAGCAGCGCCGAAGAAGAGGCCCTCTGCGGCCCAGGCTGCGCTCAACAAACACAAGGCCCGCAAGGCCGCCGCGAAAAAGAAGCCGACAAAGAAGCCGGTAAAGAAGGCAGCGAAAGCGAGGAAGCGGTAATGGGAGTTATCAAAATCGAAGGCAAGAGCGTCACGCTGGACGACGCCATCATCGACGCCGGCATTGCCGCTATCAAAGCCGCGCTGTCAGTCGACTTTCCGGACGTCGAGAATGCCGACATTGAAATCATCGGCTCAAGAGCGCCGGGCGTAGTGCGGTCGGCGACCGTGGTCAAGCGCGGCACCGGGAAGGGGATGCCCGACCTGGTCGACTTGCGGGGCGTGGCAGGTGGACGCAGGGAAGCGCGAATCGTGCGAACTCCTTCAGCCGCAATTAAGGCCTTACGTGCAGGGTTGGCCGCGACGAGTGCTGGCGATAACGGGGCGTTGAATATCTGGACGGATGACACAGGCGCTTATCGCTGCGAGTCAATGAAGTTCATGGTGACCTTGGAATCGAGAGTCTTCAATAAGCAATCGTCGGTTGTGAAGTGGTTCAAGCAATGGTGGGCGAGAATTCAATGAACGCGCAACGTGCGGTGATCGATTCGCTGCTCGCGGCTCCGGAGTATGTCAACCCGGCGATCGCGCTGGCGCTCGAGTGCATGGCAGACGAGACGCGCGGGGACCAGGAAGGAATCGAACGCGCGATTCGCTCCGGTGCCATGGAGCGCGCCATTGCCGACGGCGAACGCGAGGGCACGGCGGTTATCAAGTCGCTGCTGTCATGCAGCGAAGCGCCACCGGTGGCCAGCAGGAAAGTGCCGGCCGGATTCTGAAGATGCAGCAATCAGCAAACAGCAATCAGCCAGCTTTACCGTTCGAGCGCGCGTTGCTCTATCTCGCGTCGCGAGCCCGGGCGCGCACACCGCTCGGCGCCGGCGAGTACCTCGTTTGCCTGCGCCATCACGCGCGCGAGAATTACGACAAGCGTCTGACCGTCGCCGTCGACTGCCTCTCCATCTATCGCCAGGCGTTTCCCGAACAGTATGCGCGCTCGACGGCGCCGGCCTTCTCCGTGCAGCGCGAGCATGAGTTTTATAAGCTGGTCCATACGCAGTGTTTTCCCTTAGTGGTCGACGAGCAAACGGACCTGCTCACTTATCTCGAGCGCGAGCCGCGCTTCTTTCTGCCATTCATTCCGGTGCGCGGGCTGCAGCGTTACGAGTGGCTGCCCGGAGCGTTCGACTACTCGGAAATCGACGTGCCCTATCAGCTCGCGTTGCTACTGTCAGCGATATTGCCCGACGAAATCGGCAAAACCGAGGGGCCGATTACCGTGGGCGGCCTGACGTTTCCCGCCGACTTCCCGCGCCCGGCGCTGCCGCTCGGCGGACTCGGCTGGTCGCTCTTCGTGCACGCGCTAAAAACCGAGGACAGTCCGCTCGCCTATCTGCCGGCCGCGTTTGAGCTCATCACTTACAAAACCGGAAACACCTGGCTCGACATGCCGCGCCAGGTTAGCTATCTCGGCCACGCCTGGTCGCCGGAGCGCGTGGCCGAGTTAGCCGTGATGCGCGCGAAGGCTGACCAGTACGACATCGCCATGCGCAAGCTCCATAACTGGCTGCGAGAGGACCTACCAACGCGTCTGACGCGCGCGGTAACGCTCTGGAACACCGCGAGCGCGCGGGAAGCTGAGTGGGGCTATGAGGGTCTCACCGGCGACGAGTTCATGGAAGCGGCCGTCGGCCGAGGGCTGGGTGTGCCGATGCCTAATCAGATGATGGCTTTGCCGCCGGGCGAATTGGACCGCCTATGGGCGGGAAACGAAAGGGAATTATATACTTGACTGCCTAAAGTATATAATTCCCAAACGAAAGGGGACAATTGGATGCCTAACGAAGACGTGTTGTCAGAGCTGACGAGATTGATGGCGCACACGACTGCAATTCACGCGGAAGTCGAGAACCCGCGGCTGGAGTTTCGCGACGGGCAGTTTTTCTTTCGCATGACAAACCTCGAGGGTGGCGTGACGGAGCGTTATGTTTCCGACGCGGCCGTGCGCGAAGCCTTCTCCAAAATCCCGATCGACAGCGGCTGGCTGCGTCCGGAGATTGCGCGCTGGGGCGACGGCAAGCATGGCGAGTGGGCCGTGGCGTTCTTCCCGCCGGCAGTGCACGAGTTGGAAGTGAGTTTCGACCTCGAGCCAGAGGACCATGAGCGCGACCGCGAGGCGGGCAGAATGTCGAGTGAGGACAGCCGCAAGCTCCTGCGACTGAAAGTGCCGCTGCCGGGTCTCGTCTTCTTCGGGATGGGCACTAGCTATTTTGTGTTTGCGGTGAAGACCGAACAGCTCGATCCGTTTCAGGAAATCTTTCGCGCGCCGCTGCCGAATGTTTACACCGACGGCAAAGTTTGCTGGGGCCTGGTTAAGCCGCCGCTGCCGAATGCTCGCTCGATCTTCACCGCGTGGGACCTCTTCATTAGGTCCACTTTCAACAATCACCTGGCCAGTGGGAAGTCGAAGATGCACAGCATTGACGTGCGCGTCATGCTGAGAGTCGCCGCGGGAATGATGCCGGTGCCGTTTCCTGTCGACGATCTGGTCCGGCAAGTTGCAAACGTTGGTGTGACTCTCGACAAGGCGCTGCGCGACTTTATGGAAACGGGAGCAATGGCGGAATGATAGGTCAGAGGTCAGAAGTCAGAGGTCAGATGACAGAGTCCGTCGCCACTACTGTCGGCCGCTTCGTTGAACACCACCTCGCCAAGCGCGGCGCTCAGCTCCCGCCCGTCGACGAGTCGCTGCTGCTCGATTACGTCATTGGCAACAACGGATTATTCGCGCGCGGCCGGCGCCCAGGACTGGAAGCTTGCATCCCGATCGCGCACGCGCGCGTGCGCGGCCTCCGCGGTGTCGAGCCTTATGTGCAGTGGGGATATCCGAAAGTGCCGGCGAGTGTGCTCGCTCTGATATTCCATATCTCCCAGACGATCGCGAAGAAGGAACCGCGCGAGACGCTGTTTCATCTCTCGTTTGGCCCGGCCGCTACTGCAGGCGGAACCGACCAGATCCCGTGCACCGGTCACGTGTGTTGCGCGGCGGGCTGGCACCTGGAGTTTCCCAAACAACAGGGGACGGACCAACACGTCGAGGCGCTGGAAAAGGGCGCGGGCACTTCTGAAGAGCGCGCGGTGATCGAAGTGCACAGCCACCATGAAATGGATCCGGTGTTTAGCGCCACCGACGACGCCGACGAGGGTACGATGAGCTTCCGGATCTATGGCGTCATCGGGAACATTTTTACCAACCCGTCAATCCGTGTGCGCGTCGGGTTGTTTGGATACTTCTACGAATGCTCGGCAAGCGAGTTTTTCGAAATGCCGGAGGGCGTGAGTGATTGCTGTGAAAGGAAGTCAGGATAAATGACCGAACCATCAGGAACAATTGCGCACGCCGTTGCTATGACGTCGGACCAGAATAAGTTACCCAGGGAATCTGCCCTGCTGACGCTGGCGTGGATTCACTATTGCGGTGGCGACTACAACCAGCCGCTTGCTCCGGACTTCATCGAAAAATTTAGAGCGTCGGTGGATAGCGTTGCCGGCGACTTTGCCGCAGTGCTCAAGGAGACGGGCGCCCTACAAGATGAAGAGCAAATCTCCGTTCCGCTCGCGGTCAAAAAGGACGACGTTGAGAACTTCGTGATCGAGATCGTTAACCGCCTGGGACTCCACCCCGCGGTTGCGATGCAGTTTCTCGGTGTTATTGCCTACGCCGATGGAAACCTAAAGAAACAACTACACCTTCCAACTCTCGCTGCCCACATGGGCAAGGAAGCCGCGAGATACGGCTATCAGGTTGACCTTCAAAAGGTCGAAGACGTTCCACTTAACATCACGGGAGCCGTTCAATGAGCAAACGAAACAAACGGCGTCATTCGCCATTCCAGCCACCGAAACCGAAACCCGAAATCGGGCCTAACCCGCCGTCGCTGAATCTCGACTTCATGAATGCGGCCACCGTCGTCGTGCCGGACTGGTCGAGCGTGCAATTCATTCTCGCCGGCTGCGGCGGCATCGGCGGTTACGTCGCGCCACACCTGGGCCGGCTGATGCGCGTCCTCTACGACAACGGCAAGGCCGCGCAGCTGACGCTCGTTGACCCGGACATCGTTGAAGAGAAGAACATCGGGCGCCAGAATTTCTGCGACGCCGAGATTGGCCAGCCGAAAGCGCTTGCCCTCGCGCGCCGCTACGCCCCGGCCTGGGGACTTAACACCGCCGTCTTCCAGAGCGAGTTTGACGAGAGCCACATGTTTGGCGGCAGCGACCTGATTGTCGTCATCGGCTGCGTCGATAACGCCCGGGCCCGCGCCACGTTGAACGACACCCTCGGGCACAATCCGGAAGAGCTCAGCATGGGAATGCCGCGGGTCTGGTGGCTCGATTGCGGCAACCTGAAAGACACGGGCCGGGTAATGCTCGGCTCGGCTTTGACCGTGGACCAGTGCGAGGGCGCCTTCGTCGCGCCCGGCAAAGTAGCCGCGCTGCCGTCGCCGGTGCTGCAGTATCCCTCGCTGCTGATACCCGGGCGCGACGAAGTGCAAGACCGCGAGATGTCGTGCGCGGAGCTGCAGGCTGCGAACCTGCAATCGCTCAACATCAATCCGGCCGTCGCCTGGATGGCCAACAACATGCTCACGCGCTTGCTCGTCACTAACGACCTGAAGGTTTACCAGTCGGTCGCGAACCTGGCTTCCGTAACCGTGAAGTCTTTCTATTGCACACCGGAAGAGATTGCGCGCGAGCTCGGCCGCTCGGTGGAGTTTGTTACCGGCTACGAACGCACGGAGGCGGCAGCATGAGCACACCAGAGGCCCGGCGGTCGGAGGTCAACGATCGCGCGGCCGCCACGCTCCTCAAGATTACCGAGGAAGAACTCGGCGAGTGCGTGCGCAGCGCCTGCAACGCGCTCGGCTGGCGGTTTCTCTGGCTGCGGCATCTCAGTAACTCTGCCGAAGGAATTCTCGACCTGCAACTAATTCCGCTGCGCCACCAGGACCGGCGCCACACGCTGCATCGCGAGCTGAAGGGTTACGACCGAAACGGCCGGCTCGGCAAGCTGACGTCGGAACAGGCGGAAACGATCCATGCGCTCAATGCCGCCGGCGACGACGCGCGCAAGTGGGATCCGGGCGATTGGACCAGCGGCCAGATACTCGAGGAACTGAAGTAGAAAAAAATAGCAATCGGCAAGCAAGCAATCGGCAATTCTTTTTGACTTACTCCCCCGGTGATCCCCCTACCGAGAAAGGCGCTCCGCGGCGCGGCGGCCGGGGCTTCTATCGAGACCGGGACCTTCCATATCAGGAACCGAAGCGGCCCGGCCCGCGCCACGAATCGCGCGACGCGCGGCGCAGTCCGGATGCGCGCGAGGCTGCGGAACTCGGCCGCGAGTTGGCAACACTCGCCGACAAGTTCACTCGCTTCCGTGGCCCGATTAACCGCCTGCGCCACCATGTGCTGGTCCAGGCGCGCAGCGAGGACTGGAAGCTGCAGACAATCAGCGAGTGTCTCGGCGCCGACCCGCTCTCGATCGAAGAGATTATCGAGGAGACGGATCTCGACCAGCAGAGCGTAAACGAGGGGCTCTTCGCGCTGGGGTTGAAAGGCGAGGCGGTGCGTTGCAACCGCAACGGCGGCGCCATCGTGATACGTCGGGACAATAAGCCGGCGGAGAAGGTGTACTGGCGGCGCGCGCGGCGCGCGGGCGCGGCAGAGGGGTAACAGGGGAAGAGGGGAACGGGGAAAGGGAGCAGGACGGCAGGAACAGGAGGCAGGTGATGACGAAGACAGTTTGGAAAATTCTCTTTAAGAGATTCCGGTAAGCAGCGAATAACGATGCCGAAGGGTGCCGAGGTGCTAACAGTGCAGCCGGAAGACGGCGGCGAGCCGGCGCTGTGGGCGCTTGTCGACCCAATGGCTGAGACCGAAGAACGCGTCTTCATGGTCCCCGCGACCGGCGACGCAATCGAGAGCGCAGGTTTGTGGTACGTCGGGTCATTTGTAAAGCGCGACGGTTACGTGGGTCACGTCTTCGGCGTTTCCGCCTGACATCTGACATCTGATATCTGACATCTGCTTTCAAGCCATGCTAACTGCCAAAACAACAACATCGAGCACCGGCAGCAAAGACTTTGATAAGCAAACCACGTTTGCCATCTACTCGGCGCTCACCATGACCGCTAAAGAAATCCAGGCGGAGACCATTAAGGGCCTCGACAAGACTTCCGGCGGCGCCTTCGATATCCGCACCAACTGGAACAAGCCCTCGAACATCTTCGGCGTGCGCGTCAAGCCGGCGACGAAGCAAAAGCTCGAGGCCTGGATCGGCACCGCGGCGGAGTGGCTCGAAAAGTTTGTGCGTGAACCGCAGGGCTCGATTGTGCTGAAGCTGCCGCGCGGCGAGTTCATTGCGATCCCCACGTCAAACGTGCGCCGGACTAAAAGAGATCTGATTCGGGCGACCCAAAGACCGCAGGCGATACGAGGGAAGCGCGACATTCTGCTGCCGATGAAATCCGGGCGCGGCTTCGTGCTGTTTCAGGAACAGGGCCGCGGCGTCAACGCGAAGCGCGTCGCGCTCTACGTGCTCGTGCGGCGGGCGCAGATTCACGAGCGCGATGTTTTGTATGGACCAGCGAAGCGCGTCTTTCAGAAACGCTTTCCGGTAAACCTCGAGCGGCAATTGAAGGTGGCCTTCGCGCCGCGGAAATCAGCGGGCAGTGGGCAGTGAGCAGTGGGCAGATAAATCAGAACCGGGATGCGGACTGGGGTCCCCGCGCGGGCAGCCCGCGTGGGGTGGTGGTAGCGACCGGGTCCGGAACACCAAAACGATGAGAAGCCAAAAGAGAGCAGTGAAAGTTCAGCGAGTCTGCGTGTTGCATGCCGATCGCGCGGGCCGCTTCGACGTCGTCGGCATTCTAGTCTGCGGCGAGTGCCTTCAACGCTACAGCGTGGAGCGCCGGCGCCCCCAGTCTCAGGGACTGCGCGAGCGTCCGTTCATGCAGAGCCTGCTTAGCGCAGCTTACCGGCCCGACGAAGCTTAAACCACCAGAGGAAAAAGAAATGACAACCAGAAAACGGACACCCAACACCCCAGACCCGACACCCTCCAAAGGCTGGCGCAATCGCATTGTCGGCCACGGCGAAAAGCCGGCGAGCGAGTTCAACTTTAACCCGCTCAACTATCGCCGCCATCCGGAAGACCAGCGCGCGGCCGTGCGCAAGATGCTCGGCATGGTCGGCTGGGTAACCGAAGTGATCGAAAACCGGCGCACCGGCAACCTCATCGACGGCCAGGCGCGCATCGAGGAGGCGCTGCGCCAGGACCCGGCGCAACTGATTCCTTTCACCGAAGTGGATCTCACGCTCGAGGAAGAGAAAGCCGTGCTCGCGTCCCTCGATCCGATGACCGGCATGGCCGAGCACGACGCGGAAACTCTGCAGCAGTTGCTCGACGAAACCATTGCCGCGCTGCCGGACCTGCAGGAGCTGCTCACTTCGCTCCACACGATAGACGTCGAGGAAGAGGCGGACGAACCAAAATCACGCACCGCGGTATTCACCGAGCACATTCGCCTCGTCATCGAATGCAAGAGCCGCCGCCAGCAGACGAAACTCTTAAAACGGTTTGAAGAGGAAGGGCTGGAGGTGAGGGCAACCTAGATGTCAGATGTCAGACTAACCGTGAAGAGTCTCCCAGCAAAGCCGCATACCGCTGTCTGGCTGTGCGCCTGCGGCGAAAAGCACATGCGCACCATTACGCGAGTCGGCCAGACATTGGAGCACTGGCCATACAAGCCACCTGCGAAAAACGAGGTCGATCTCGTTTTCTATCCATAACGAAGAACCGCCGATGGCCACGAAAACTCGAAACTCAAAACCCGAAACTCAAAACTCCGCCGCCGCCGCGGCAGGCACGCAAACCGCGCTCGGCGTGGACGGTGAAGACTGGGCCGCCGACAAAGGCAAGGTCGCAAACATCTCCGACCTGCACCGCGCTACCGGCATGGACCGCTCGACGATCGTCAAGCGCCTCGACAGGGCCGGCGTCCGGCATAAATTCAAGCGCGCGAAGGAAACCTTCTACGACGAGGCCGAGGCAATGGCGGTGCTCTCTTTAAGCGGCCGGCAGGCGGAGACGCCGGCGCCACTCACCCAGGCGCGCACGCACAAGACGACGGCCGAGGCGGCGCGCATCGTGCTCAAGCTGAAACAGGAACAGGGCGAGCTGGCGCCGCGCAGCGAGTTTCGCGAGGAAGCATTCAACCTGGTCAAGGCCGTGCACACCCGTTACACGCGCTACGCGAAAGAAGCGCGCCGGCGGTTCAAGCTGACGGCCGAACAGGCGCGGCAGATGGAGACCGACTTCGCGCTGATTTTCGATGATTTGAAACGGGACTATCCGGACGTGCTTTGAAGCGCGGGGACGCAGGAGAAAAGGGGAAAGGGTAAAGGGGAAATCAGAACCGGGATGCGGTAGCGACCGGGTCTCGATGGAGGGGAAGCCATGAGCGAGATAACGAGACAACGCCGACTTGAGATTCTGGACGGCCTCAGTTCAACCACCTGCGGCGGCTGCGGGAAAACCAAAAAGGCAAAGATGTCGCACTGCCGAACCTGCTACTACGCTCTGCCTCCGAAAATGCGCAGCGCGCTGTATCAAGGCTTTGGCTGCGGTTACGAGGAAGCCTATGAAGCTTCACTCCAATTTCTTTCAGAGCGAGCAGCATGATCGGCCCCGACAAGAAAAGAAGTTCGCGTCGCCGAGCCGCCGCTCATTGCGGGCGGGACGCCCGCGCTCCCAGCGCTGACAGGCCTCTGGTTTTCTCCGGCTGCCCACTGCCCACTGCTCACTGCCCACTGTAGTCCCCAATGTCTTCCCCCGCCATCCAGGAAATCTTTCGCGACGCGATTAACGCGGCCATCCCCGACGCGCTGCTGACCGGCAGCGAGTGGGCCGACACCTATCGCTACGTTTCCCAGGGACCGCGCCGTGGCCAGAAGTGGACCATGGACACCGTGCCCTACTTCGTCGAGCCGCTCAACTGCATCAACGACTCGCGCGTGCGCACGATTGTCTTCATGTCTCCCTCGCGCGTCGGTAAGACTGAAGGCCTGCTGCTGAATGCCGAAGGTTACTGGATGCACCACGACCCGGGCCCGATGATGCACCTGCGGCCGACGCTCGACGACGCCAAGCTCTTCAGCCGCGAGCGCCATAGCTCGTTTATCGAGGAGACTCCGGTGCTGCGCGAGCTGATGGAAGACCGGGGCTCGACGCGCGACGGCGACAACACGCTGCTGTATAAAAAATTCCTGGGCGGCTACACCTATTTCACCGGCGCGAATTCGCCGCGCGGGCTGATTGCGCAGGACTTCCAGCGGCTGCTGGCTGACGAGATTGACGCCTACCCGGTAAACGCCGGCGGTTATGGCGACCCCCTCGACCTGGCCAACGTGCGCCTGCGCAACTATGAAATCGAAGGTCTGGCGCAATCTATTTTCACCTCGAGCCCGACAATAAAGTGCCAGGTCCCGCCACTGCCCAACCAATCGCGGATTGAAATGGCTTACAACTCCGGCGACCAGCGGCGCCTCTTTGTGCCCTGCATGCGGTGCGGCGAGTTTCAGGAAATCCTCTGGTCCTCGATCGTCTGGACGGAGCTAGGGCGCGAAGCCAAGGATGCCTGTTTCGTTTGCCCGATCTGTAAGGGCATTAACGAAGAAGACGAAAAGCCGGAGATGCTGGCACACTGCGAGTGGCGCGCGCACGCGCCCTTCGTCGACACCGCGAGCTTCTGGCTGTGGGGCACCTACTCGCCGTGGATCACCTGGGGCGGCATGGCCAAGGAACTTACCGAGGCCTACCGCGCGAAGAGCTATGAGAAATACCAGGTGTGGTGCAACTCGACCTGGGGATGGCCCTGGGAAGAAGGCGAGGGCATCGACGAAAAGGAAATCTCGTATCACCGGGAGGATTATCCTGCACCGGTCCCCGCCGGCGTGTTGCTGCTGACGGCCGGCGCCGACACGCATCCGGATCGCATAGAAGTGGAAATTCTTGGCACCGGACTGGAGGAGGAGACATGGTCTATTGCCTACAAAGTGTTCTACGGCGATCCGAATCAATACCCGTCACCCATCTGGGATGACTTCGAAGACTTCCTGCTGACGCGCTGGCAGCACGAGCTGGGCGTCGAGATGCAGGTGTCGGGTCTGCTCATCGACTCGGCGGGCGGCTGCACCGATGGCGTCTACAAGTTCACCAAGGCCAACGAGCATCGGCGTTGGTTTGCGAGTATCGGCGCTTCGAAGCCCGGCCGCCCGATTGCGCCGAAGAAACCGAGCCGGGTGGGACCGATGCGCGCCAAGCTCTTTACCATCGGCACCGAGGCCGCAAAGGACAAAGCGTCGGCGGCGCTCCGCGTGCAAAACACCCGGCCCAAAGGAATGCCCGAAGGCGGCCCGGGCTACTGCCACTTTCCGATTACTTATCCCCCCGACTATTTCAAGCAGCTTGCATCCGAGAAACGCGTGCCGCACGTGCACCTCGGGTTTCACGTTTGGCGTTGGGTAACAATCAAAGCGGGAGCGCGCAACGAGCCCTGGGACTGCCGCGTTTACAACCTCGCCATAGTGGCCATTCTCAAGCCGAACTTTGAGCGACTGCGCGAGCGGCTGCTAGGGGAAGCGGCCGCGGCGAAGGAAGAGCGACGCGCGGCGCGCGAAAAGGGGAAAGGGGACGGTGACGACGGCGACCCAAGCGGAACCGTAAGGGAGGGCTCTGAGGATCCAAACCCGACACCCGACACCCGACACCCGGCACCCCCGCCGTCTTTCCGCATGCCACGGCGCCGCGGTGGCTTCGTCAAGAAATGGTAACGCTCTCATAACCGTTATAAGTCATTAACTCCAAACTTGCGCGCTTCGCGCTTCCTCTTCCGGCCCACCCTCGCGCCAGCCCGCCGCGCCGCTTCGCCTATCATGCCGCCCGGAAAGCCAGAGGTTAGAGGTCGGAAGTCAGGGGTCAGCCAGGACAAATCGCTCGGAGGTCTCGTTCAGATGGAAATCCAAACCGCGCCAAAGCGCCATGTTGTCCACCAAGTCATTCAGCGCCCGTTTGCGGAGAGCGTGGCCATTGAGCAGTCGTCCCAAAGACTGCTGGAGCGCGCGGAAGCTTTCCTGCGCGAGCACGGCATACCGCTGCTGGCCGGGAGCGCGGCCGGCGCCTGGACATTTACGAACACAGGCCGCGCGTCGCTTTTGAACGGCACGTTTGATATCGACTCAGACTCCTGGAAGATGGCGCTCTTCCTGAGCACCTCGAATCTCGGGGCCGCGAGCACGACCTATGCGGGTGTCACCAACGAACACGCGAACGCCAACGGCTACACGACCGGCGGCATTGCGGTGACTCTCTCGCTGTCGGGAACGGCCACCGAAAAGGTGGACAGCACCAGCCCGACCTGGACGGCTGCCGGCGGCTCGATCGTGGCGCGCTTCGCGGCAATCTACGAAGTGGGCGGCAACGTGCTGTGCTACTGCTTACTGGACTCAACGCCTGCCGACGTGACAACGACAGACGGCAACATGTTCACCGTGCAGATTCATGCGAACGGCGTGTTCACGCTGGCGTAAAAAAATAAGCGCAAAGGGGAACGGGTAAAGGGTAAAAGTACCGATGGATAACTTCAAAAACTTTGCCAAGGTAAGTCTGTCGGCCGGCTATGACGACTCGGCGACTGAAGTCGAACTCGCCGGCGGCGAGGGCGCGAAGCTTCCGGACGCGCCGTTCAACGCCACCTGGTGGAATTCAACTGACTATCCCGATCCGAGTGACGATCCGAATGTCGAGATCGTGCGCGTGACAGCGACGGGGCTAGTCGTGTCGGGAGCAGGAACGGTTGCGGTGAATGGCCCCTATACGAAACGCGGGGAATCAGAGGGCAAGGCTTATTACAACCTGGTCGACGAGGCCAATAACGTCAACAGTTTAAGCGTCTCGTGGCGCGCTAGTGATTCTCGATGGGAGATACGCAGCGCGTCTGCCATAGCCTACGCCTCGACCGACGACACCCTCTTCCCTTGGCAGGCGACGTTCAGTGAGTTCAGTGGAGATACCCCTGCTCCCGCTGTAGCCGCAGACGCGCTCAGCATCGAAAGGGCGCAGGAAGGAACCGCGGCAGCCAATCACGACATTGGCGGCAAGACCTACAAGATGGTCGCGGGGCTGACGGCAAAGGGGATCGGGTTTCCCTATCTGATTTACATTGCGCAGTTGACTCAACTGTCGACAGAGGAGCCCTTTGACGATCTGACGGTTACAGTAATCGTGAACACTCTGGGCGGCCCGGTCGAGTGGGCCCATGACGCTTCCTCGCTCTATTCCGCAACGTGCACAGGGGCTTTCCCCGCAGTTCGAACGCAGATTATCTGGCAGTCCGGCGGCGGCGGTTCGCTGGTCGCTATCGACGCTTACAGAGTGAACGACGATACCGTGGAAGTACAGGGCGATCCGAGGCTCGACGGCCGGTGGATAGAAATTCGAATCTGGCCCGCGTGAACAAAAATGCAACTCGGAACATTCCCACTCGGAAGCGTTGAACTCGGCGGCATGGTGCCCCCGCCTGGCTCCGCCACGGTTATAGTCACGCCGGACGTTGCCGTTCTCGCTCTCACGCAACTTACGCCGTCGCTCCGGTCTGCGGTTGTTCCGGCTACAAAGCCCTTCTCTCTTACGACCTTTGCGCCCGCGGCAAAACTCAGCCTCGTTCCCGGAACGAAGGCGCTGGCGCTCGCTGCTTTCGCGCCCGCCGCAAGACATAGCGTCAATCCAGCAACGAAGGCGCTGGCAACAACGACGTTTGCGCCGGTAATTCGCAAGGCCGCTATGCCAGCCGCCGCCGCTCTCGCCATCGCAGCGTTTGCCCCACGGCTGCGGCGGGCGCTGGTGCCGAGCCCGGTAAACATCACGATTACAAACTACGCGCCGCGGCTGAACGCGCGAGTGATACCCATCGCGCGCGCCTTCGTGACGTCCACCTTCGCGCCCGCGTTAAAGCTTCGCGCGGTTCCGAGTACCCGCTCGCTGGCGCTGGTAACTTTTGCGCCGCACACGCTCTCTTCGTTTCACGTATTCCCTGCAACCGTCCACTTAGCGATCGGAACGTTCGCGCCTGCGTTCATCGCGTGGCAACCGGGCTTCATCGCCAAAGTCGCAGCGGAGAACCGGACCGCGCGCGTGCTGACTGAAGATCGGAGTGTCGTGGTCGCCGCGGAAAACCGGAGGGCGAAAGCGTAGATGCCCTTATGAGTCTCGCCACTTATGAAAAAGACCCGGACGCTATTCTCGATTACGAAATCGACTGGTCCGACTGGCTCGCCGGCGCGGACGGCACGGGCGAGCTGACGATCGCCGATTCCGTCTGGGCCGTCGCGGCCGGGCTGACCACGGTGAGCGAGTCGAACACGGACACGGCCGCGCTCATTCGTTTGTCTGGCGGCATCTGGGGCAGCGAGTATCGGGCGACAAATCACATCGTGGCCAGCAACGGCGAGGAAGACGACCGCACGATCGTGATTCGCGTAGTGCAGAGGTAACGATGACGACGCCAACGATTCCCAATTGCGAGCCCCGCGAGATTACCCGCGGCGCCACCGTGGCGTGGACGCGCTCGCTCTTCGATTACCCGCCGGCGGACGGCTGGACGCTGACGACTTATTTCCGCGGCACCGGCAAGGGCGTGGACGTCGAGGCGGAAGCGGATGGCAGCGACTATGACCTGACGCTGACGGCGGCGCAGTCGGCAAGCATGGCGCCCGGGCGTTACGACTGGCAGTCGTGGGTGGCGCGCGGCGCCGGCGAATCGCTCGAGCAGCACCAGGTGGGCGAAGGCGTCGCCACGGTGAAGATTGGATTCACGGCCGTCGATGCGGACACGCCCGTCGACCTGCGCTCGGAAAACGAGTTGAACCTGGCGGCCGTGCGCGCGGCACTCGGCAAGGCAGTGGATAAAAACAAGGCCGAGTATTCGATTGCGCAGCGCATGAAGCGCGAGCACTCGATTCCCGATCTGATTGCCTGGGAGTCACGGCTCGTGCAGCTCGTCAATCAGGAACGGCAGGCGGCGTCTTTGCGGCGCGGCGCACCTTTTCTACGAAACGTTTATACGCGGTTCAAGTAAACCAACCCACCCGCATCGCGAGGTGGTACTGACAGGAGAAAACCCAATGCGACAATTAGCACTAGTTGAAGATGCGGGCCTTGCCACTATCAAGCGTCCGGAAACGAGACCCGACCTGACCGCGGCGGTGACGGCCGCAGCGCTGGCGGGCGCCGGCGCCGGCAACGTGAACAATGGCGCGCACTCTTACCTGGTCACGTTTGTGACCGCGCAAGGCGAGACCGATATCGACGGCGAGGACCTTGGCCAGGTGTCGGTCACCGTCGCCGCGCTCGGCACTAACGGCCAGGTGGCGCTCTCGGCAATACCGGTCGGCTCGAGCTTTGTTACCGCGCGAAAAATCTACCGCACCAAGGCGGGCGCGGATCCTAACTTCGTCGCGAACTATTTCCTGCTCGCGACGATCGCCAATAACTCCGCGACCACCTACACCGATAACACGGCGGACGCTTCGCTCGACACGGCGCACCCGGCGCCGACAAGCAATACGACGCTGAACACCATCTTCTCGTTTGACGCGCTCAATGGTCTCAACCCGGCGGCGCTGCTGCTGAGTGGAGTCGGAGCCGCGGCGGCTTATCCGAAGACGACTTCCGGAGCGCAGACGCTGCTGGCCGCGCACGCGACCATCGATCGGATTGTGCTGATTATCGTGAGCATCACGGAAACGTTTGCGAACGGCGACGGCGCGAAGCCTTCGTTCAACCTCGGCGAGACGTCGACGGCGACCAAGTTTAAGTCGGGCCTGACGAGTGGCACCGCCGGCGACAAGCTGGTCTATGCCGGCACGCTCTCGGCGACGAAGGCGCTGCTTGTAACCGGCACGGCCGGAACCGGCACCACTGAAACCGGCGCGATTGCCGTGGCGGTGCTGGTGCTGCCGGCCGCGTCGTAAAAACCCAAGGATGCCAGATGTCAGATGTCAGATGCCGGCGATAACAGACGCCACCATCACACGCCTACGCGAGTGGCTGCCGCTCGTCTGACATCTAGCATCTGGCATCCAGCAGTCTGCTGAGAACTGACAAGATGGCCAACGCCAACAGCACACTCGGTCTCGACACCCCCAGCATGGCCCAGGCCCGCGCGCAGCAGAATCGCGCGCGCCTGGACCGCGATGCCGTGCAAATCGCCACGCGCATCGAGCAGCGCACGGAAGTCGTCGGCCGGCTCGACTCGGAACTGGAGCGCGCCGCTCTTCAGCGCAAGTTGCAGCGGGCGCAATTTCAGCGGACGTACCAGGCGGCGATGCCGTCACGGCAGACGTCGGACTGGTCGCTATCGCAAACCTCGGCCAACTCCGAGAGCCGCCGCTCGCTGCGGGGACTGCGCGCGCGCAGCCGTGAAGAGCAGCGCAATAACGGCCCGGTCAAAAAAGTCATTGCCATGTACGGCAACGAGGTGGTCGGGCCCGAAGGGATGACGCTCTCCGACGTTATCGAGGGCGACGAGGACAACGAGCAGGACACCGCGCTTAACGAACTGGTCATCGAAGGCTTCAAAGAGTGGGCCAAGATGGAGAATGCTTCGTCGAGCGGCGAGATGTCCTGGCCCGACCAGCAAAAGCTGGCCATGGAAACGGTAGCCCGCGACGGTGAGGTCCTGATTAGGAAACGCTTCGACGCGCCCAACCCCTTCGGCTTCGCCCTGCAGTTTATGGACGTCGCCTGGCTGGACGAAACTTTCAACACGATCCTGCCAAACGGCAACCGCGTGCTGATGTCAATCGAGCTGGACGACTTTGACCGCCGCGTTGCTTATTACCTGACCCGTCCGTCGTCTGATTATCTCTATCCGGAATACGGCTCGCCGCTGATGCGGACGCGCGTGCCGGCGAGCGAGATCATCCATACCTTCCTGATTACCGAACACGAGGCGCAAGTGCGCGGCATTCCCTGGCTGCACGCCATCATGGAGATGCTGCACACGCAGCGCGGCTATGTGGACGCGGAGCTTTACGCGAGCCGTCGCGGCGCCTGCGTGACGGATTATCTGATTCCCCCGAAGAATGACGAGTACAACGAACTCTATTCCGGCGACGACGCCAAGGCCGCGCAGGTAGTCCCGGGATACACTCCTGGCGCCATCAATGAAGTCGAGCCTGCCGGTCAGCAAATCGTGCCGCCGGGCTGGGACGTAAAGGGGACCGACCCGAAACATCCGAACGCGAACTTCGACGGCTTCATGAAAGGCTCGTCGCGCTACATTGCCGCCGGCTCCCTCGTGCCTTACTTCCGGATGTTTTCAGACCTCGAGGGTGTGAATTACACCTCGAGCCGCGCCGGCGACAACGAGGCGCACGATTTCTACCGCTTCCTGCAGCGCTGGCTCAAGGACCACTTGTGCCGGCGTGTGTTCTTCGACGTGGTCAAGTCCGGCATGTTGACGGGCGCTATACCGATCGGGATTGCCGATTACGTCCGCTTGGATCCTACTTTCGACCCGCGCGGCTGGGATTCGGTTGACCGGCAGAAAGACGCCACGGCGGACATCATGAACATCGGCGCGGCGCTCGACACCCACACACGCGTTGCTGCCGAGCGCGGCTACAACTGGCGCAAGATTGTCAAGAAACTCGGGGCCGAGAAAAAGATGCTCGAGGCTGCCGGAGTCACGAGCGAAGCTTTCATGCCGAAAATCGCAGCGGCACCGGAGAACATGGGCGGCGGCGCCCCAGGCGGGAAGGGCCAGCCGGGAGACGGCAATCAGCCGCCGCCGGCAGAAGAAGGCGGCAAGGGCCCAGACAGCAAGCCGTCCACTTCCCCCGCCGACTCATAACCGTTTTAAGACTTTCCCCTCTCCAGTATTCCGCGATATCCTGAAATTTCCGACGTTCTTCCGGCCCACCCTCAACCCAGCCTCGCCGAAGCTTCGTGTTAATTTCCCGCCTCGATGGCTTCCCCCACTTTCAACCCCCAGGAACTGATTGGCCGCACGCTGGTCCGCGACTTCCGTCTCGGCAAGACCAACACAGTCGTCGACCGCGAGCGTCGCACGGTTCGAGTAGCCATCACTTCCGACGAGCCTATCCTGCAGGTCATCGGCGGCCGCACGGTTGCCTACGTCATTCTCGACCACAAACCCGAATCCATAAATCTGGGGCGAGTTAAGAACGGCGGCTCGCGCGTGCTCGACAATCACGATCCGAAACTGCGGCTGGGCTACCAAAGCAACGCCGAGACGGATAACCACGTGCTGCGAGTGGACTGGAATTTTCTTTCGCGCGGCCGCGGCGCTGAAGAGTTCGAGGAAATCGCCGAGGCCGTGGAAAAGGGTTTCTCCCCGGGCGCATCCGGCGGGTTTTCCATCGACAAGGTCGCCCCGAAACCGGAGCGAGCTATCGGCGGAATTCCCGTGGTGCGCGCCACGCTTTGGACTTTACTCGAGGGCTCGGTCGCCTCGATCGAAGCCGACGACACGGCCGGTGTCGGCCGCTGCTTGAATGACGACGCGCGAGCTGTAGCGCCGGCCGAAGGCAGTCCGGAAGAGGAAGCTGGCGAGAGCGCCGACGAAGAAGACGCCGAAGGCGACAACGCCGCGGACGACGATCCAACCTTAACCCGTACAACGAGGAGTAAAACCATGACTGCTGCTGAAATCGAAGCCAAGCGCGTAGCCGACGAGGCCGCCCGCGCCGCTGCCAACCCGCTCGTTGCACTGGAAACGCGCACCAACGACTTCGTTAAGTTCGCGCTGCTCTATGCCGACACGGACGAACACAAACGCACCATGACCGATATCGCACGCGAGTTCGCGCTCACCGGCAAGGGCGACGACGAGCTGAAGGCCGAAATCGTAAAGACTCGCGCCGCGTGGTCCACGAAGGTCGGCGGCGCGATGCCGCGGCTGACTGATAGCGAGAAGCGCGAGTACTCGATCGCTCGCGCGATTATGACTGACGCCCGCAGCCGCAAGGGCGGCGACGACCTCAAGGACGCGGACACTAACTCTTTCGAGTTGGAAGTGTCGCAGCAAATTCAGCGCGATCTAAAACTCGTGCAACAGTTCGAGGGTTTCTTTATGCCCACCGGCATGGCGCTGCGCGGACATCAGCCGGTCGGACCCGCCGGCCAGGAAACGTTCTTCCGCCAGTTGCTGGAAATGTTCAAGCGCACGGGGCTCGATACGGCGACCGACACCAAAGGCCAGGAACTGGTCTACACCGAGGCCGGGTCGTTCATCGATATGCTGCGCAATAAGGCGATGGTGATGCAGCTCGGCGCCACTGTACTGCCGGGACTCGTCGGCAACGTGTCGTTTCCGCGCCAGACCGGCGCCGGCGCTGGCCACTGGGTGGAAGAGAACCCCAGCTCGGACGTGGACGACGACGATGTCGCGATGGATAACGTGACCCTGTCTCCGAAGACTTACCAGAGTTCGACTTCTTACTCGCGGCAATTGCTGCGGCAGGGCACGGTCAACGTCGACAACATCGTGCAAAACGATCTGACCGCCGTGAACGCGCTGGAAATCGATCGCGCTTCGCTGCACGGCACCGGCGCCAACAATCAGCCGAAAGGCATCTACGCGCTTGACGGTGTCAATACCACTTCCTTCGCCTCTTCCGGCACCACGCCGGCCCCTATTAGTTTTGCGGGCGTCATCGACATGGAGACGAAGATTGCGGTGGCCAATGCCGACCTCGGCACCATGGCCTACCTGACCACTCCGGAAGTCCGCGGCACCGCCAAGCAGACGGCCGAGCTTTCAAATACCATCGCCCTGGCCCTCTGGCGTTCTGGCGAGATGAACGGCTATCGCGCCGAGGCCACCAACCAGCTTTCCAAAACGCTCGGCGCCGGCTCTGACCATGGCCTGGTCTTCGGTGTGTGGAGCAATTTGATGATCGGCGAGTGGGGCGCCATCGAGGTCATCACGGATCCGTATCGCCTGAAGAAACGCGGCATGATCGAAGTGACCACGTTCCTGATGGCCGACATCCAGGCGCGCTACGCGCAAGCCTTCACCAAGGCCCAGTACCTTAAGAAGTCGTAAAGCCAGAATCGGGAATGCGGTAGCGACCGGGTAAGCGAGTTTTCGGTGAACACGGGAGGCGAGCGATGGCAGTTGGTTTCGAAAGGGCAGGCGCGAAGACGAGGCGGATTCGCTTCACGTCTGACATGTCGCACGAGGGCGTCAACTATGGACCGCAATTCGAAACCGACGAGGCCGAGATCGAGGCCCGCGCCGCCGGCAATTACGTCCGCTCCGGACGCGCGCAGTTCGTCGCCGACGGCCCTGCCCCTGAACGCGAAACTTTCCAGGACGCCCCAGCGCAACCGGGTAGGACGAAGGGTAAGTAAATGCCGCTTGAGACTGCGAGCGAACTGCTCGAGTTCTTTGATACCGACGACTCGGCGATCGTCGCGCACATTACCGGCCCGAACGGATTCGCAGTCAGCTTTCCGGTAATCGTCGACGACGATACGCAGGACGTGCCGCTCTATGAAACGAACGTCGATGTGCCGAAGGTTACTTTCCTGGCCCGCGACCTGGACGTCGCGCGCGTAAGGGCGGGCATGGTGGTCAACTTTCCCGACGTGGCCGCGGACGACCCGCTGCATGCGCGACTGCGCGGCAAGACGTTTGAAGTAATGCGCCGGCCGGTAAGCGCCGAGCCTGGTACGAGTCGAGTCTTCTTAAACGAGTAACAGGGGCCGAAGATGTCAGATGTCAGATGTCAGATGTCAGAGGCCGTCACCAACCAGAGGAGAACCCATGAAACGATTCTTAGTTGCCACGCTGCTGACGCTGATAGCCGTCGGAGCTTCCTTTGCTGCTGCCACTTACCCGGTCGCTACGGCTCCCGGTTCTGATTATGCCTACTCTCCCGCTAACAATTCGCCGGCGCATCGCGGACCTATTGCAGTTGCGCGTCGAGGCGATCTCCACCGAGACCACGCTGACGCTTCCCGACGGCTCTCAGTTTCAGTACCGGACGAACCTGGGCTCTCGACCCCACGGGCGCTGGCCCGCGGCCGCACAGTTCGAGGACCTGCCGGCCTGGGGAGTCTTCGACCAGGTGAACAAGACCGTGCAGGACTTTCCGCGCGAGAAGGCAGTCACGAATACGCTGCCCTGCCAGATCCGGATCTTCCTCAAGCGCTCGCCCAACGCGGACGAAGTGGACGATTACATTGGCGACGTGATGCGGGCGATCGTGACCAACCACGAAACCGGCGCCTACGACCCAACCTTTGGCGGACTGGCGATAGATACCAAGCCGGACGAAGACGGCTTTATTGTGCCGCGCGAGACGTTTGAGATTGACGGCGCGGCGGTAGGGTTTACGGTCGAGTTTCTGAGTGGTCCATTCGATGCCTACGACTAAACGGCAGGAGACAACATGAGCACAGAGCGAAAGTATTACATCGGCGCCGGCGACGTGCATGTCGCTCCGCTTGACGCGAATGGTAATCCCGGCCCCTTTCGTAATCTCGACGAGGCCCCCATGTTCGAGTGGGATGAGACCGTGGAATACGCCGACAATTACGCCACCGGAAAGGACGGGCCAAACGTCCAGGACCTGCACGCGGTCATTAAGCGCTCGCTGGCGCTGACGGTGCAAATCAAAGAGCAGTCGCTCGAGAACCTGGCGCTGATAAACCACGGCGACGCCGAGACGGTTGCCGCCGGCACCGTCAGCAACGAAGTGCTACCGGAAGGATTCGCGGCCGGTGATATCTATTTCGCCGAACACGTGAATATCGACGTCAGCACCGCGGTGATGACAGACGCGGCGGGCACTCCCAACGTGCTGAACAAGGGTGTGCAGTATCGCATCGAGACTTCTGGCCGCGTGACGTTCCTCGATCTCGACGCCGCCGACGCCGTCAAGGCGACCGCAACCATCACTCTCGTCAGCCAGCCCAACGCGGACGACACGCTCGTCGTTGGCGGCAAGACTTACACCTTCAAGGCGTCACCGACCACCGCGCTGCACATCGGCATCGGCGTCGATAAAGAAACGACCGCGACCAACATCGCGAACCGCGTCAACCTCGACACCGCGACCACGCTCTGCACGGCCGTGCCGCACGCTGGCAGCGTCACGCTGACCGCTAATACCGGCGGTACTGCCGGCAACTCCATAACGCTGACCGTTGACGGCGCGCGGCTGACGAAGGTCGCCTTCGCGAATGGCGAGGCCGCCGACGCTCTGACGCAACCGTTTCACCTGGCCTACAGCCATGGCGCCAGCCGCGAGTCTTCGGTGCTCAGCACTACGCCGCCGGAGTTCTGCATCATCTTCGACGGCACTAATCTGGCGAGCGCGGCAGGCGAGCGCCTGTATGCGCGCGTCGATCGCGCGTCGCTTTCGCCGGCGACTAAGATGCCGCTCAAGTCGGGGGGCGCGGGCGGCGCGGGCAACACGCCCGCCGAGTACGAACTCAAGGGCGTCGGCCTGATTGCCCCGGGCAAGACGGCGCAGGACGGGTACGGGAAAGTTAAGATCTACTAAGCGGAACCGGTTCGCGACTCAAGGCAGTCGCCCATTGCGGGCGGGGGCGCCCGCGGTCCCAGGGGAGAAACACCGATGTCAATCAGTCGAGTAGTAGCAGTCCTGGCGCTAGTGGCCCAGGGATTAAATCTCTTTGCCGGCGCGGTAGGCTTTTACAAGCCGGGCTGGGCGCTGGTGGCCGCCGCCGGCGTCGCTGGAATTCAGGCGTTCACCGCGCGCGTGCAGGGAAGCAGCGCCACCGCTAGGGGCGAGTAGGAATCTCACCGGGGAGGGCATTACGAGTGTGGAACACCTCTACACCAACATCGGCACGCTGGCCGGCTCGCTCCTCATTGCTTACGTCCTGTTTCGTTCTCGCACCTCGGCGCTTCTGAGGGAAGAGCTCGACGCGCTCGGCAAGAAATGCGTGCGCATCGAGGAGGAGAGCGAGGCCTTGAAGAAGGCAGACCGCCTAAAGGACATAATTATTGCCGACCTGAAAGCCAAGACGGACCTCGATTCAGTGAAGTCACAGATCGCGGAACTGAATAAGCAGACGGCCCAGGAGAGCGCCGAGACCCGCCTCATAATAGTCGGCATGATTCAAACGGCCACTAAGGACTTGATGACTGGATTCGGCCGCCACGTCGAAGACGAGCGCGAGTTCAAGCAGTTAATGAGCGACAACTTTGCACAAGTCACCTTAGTGCTCGATAACCTTGAAAGACGCATGGGCGTCGCTACCCGCTAAGTTAATACCCCTGCCACCGCGCGCCGGCAATCACCGCCACGCACGCGATGAACTTGAACCAACCCATTCGCGCCGGGAGTCCTCGGGCTCTAAGCGCTTCATCTTAAAACGCCTATAAGAGAGGAATTCAGAATGTCAAAACTAAATCTCAGTCGCTTCAAAAGCGGTGGCCGGCACACCGTCGTCGTGAAGCTCCCCTTCGAAGACCCGACAACGGGCAAGGTCGTTACTGAAGAGATGCGCGTGGTCTATCGCGGGGTCTCGCTGCGCGACAGCCAGGAAATAGAGGACCGGGTTAACGCGGCCGGGGAAGATGACGAACGCAAGGGGCTGGTGGCCGCGCTTTGCGAGGCGGTGATCGAGTTGCCGGACCTCGAGGATAACGGGCAGCCCGTGCAGCCCAGCGTCGAGTTTTTCGAAACGCTCGACACTTTCTTTCTTAACCGCATCGGCCGCGCCATTCGTGAGGACCGACAAGGCCCAAACAGTTAAGCCATCGCCTGTTGATTGAGTGGTACCGGAGCGGTGGCAAAACCGGAAGGGCTTTGGAAGGGCAGGAGCTGATCGAGCTCGCGTTCGTACTCGGCCGCATGCCCGACGAGATCGAGCAGAGCGACGAGGTTTGGGTGAATAAGATGCTCGCCGCGCTGAGCGCGCGTATTGCGGCAAGCCAAAAGCGCTAATCGCGCCCGCTCAATTTCCATTCAAATGGCCAGGACTATAGAAGCCTACAAGCTGAGGACGGAGCTCGCGGTTGACGCCGCGAAGGGCCGCCGTGAGACGCAGGCGTTTGAGAAAGACGTCGGCAAGGTCGAGAGTCGCTTCAAGTCCCTGGGTAAAGAGATCACCTCGGCGATGAAGGGCGCCGACGTTTCCGCCGGGCGCAAGTGGGGCGAGAACTTCAGCTCTGGCGCCACCTCTGTCATCACCGGCAGCATCAAGAGCCTCGGCACTACCATCGGCTCGATCATCGGCACCGCCATCGCGCCCGGCATCGGCACCGCCATCGGTTCGACGGTGGGCTCGGCCGTTGACGCGGCGCTCGAAAAAGTCTCCGGACCAATCCTCGAAAAAATCAAGGGCGGCATCGAGCTCAATAAGCTGCTCGAGCAGACGCAGATCGAGTTCACCACCTTTGCCGGCAGCGAGAGGGAGGCCAAGAGATACCTATCGGACCTCCTGAAGATGTCGACCGATCTAGGGATTCTCCCCACCGTCCTGATTGACGCCTCCGAAAAGACCTACGACCTCACTAACAATCTAAAACTGACGCGCACCATTCTCAGGGCGGCGGCCGACCAGGCGGCGGACTTTGGCGGCAAGGTTGAAACGTTCCAGGATATCGCTACGCAGCTCGGCTTGATTGCTGAAAAGGGCGAGATGGCGAGCCGGGAGCTGAACAAGCTCTACAAGTTGGGAATTGATGCCCCCAAACTTTTAGCTCAAGCAACAGGCAAGAGCGAGGAGACTATAAAGAAGTGGATCTCTAAGGGGGAAATTGATGGAGCCGTAGCGGCCAGGTTGATTGCCGAAGGAATTGAGCGGCAGAAGGCGGGGTACGCGCGAAAGCAGGCCATGACGTCGACCATCGGCGCCGAGCGACGTAGTGAGGCCCTCACGCAGGTGCGTGCCGCGGAAGGCACGCAAAACGCGACGCACGCTCTCGGTGATTTCTATCGCAACTTCAACGATGTGATGGATAGTCCGCAGGCGAAGAGGTTCGTTAGCTTTATCGACGAGAAGACCGGCTCGCTAATCAACATGGTCGAGAAGGCGTCGCGCGCCGGCGTCAACGTCGCCGAGGGCCTCGGCGTCGGCATCACCAGCGGCGAGGCGCTCAAGAGTCTCGGCGCTTCCTTTACCTCACTGGGCGACTATACGGAGACAACGCTCAAGGGAGTGTTCGGCATAAAGTCGCCTTCCCAGCGAATGATCGACGCGGTGGGAATACCGCTGGGCGAGGGCATCGGCGTCGGCACCAAGCAGGGGATGATGGCCTATGCCGACCTGCACGCCCACGATGACGTCGAAGACTTTATCCGCGCCTACTCTGAGGCGGCGCGCGAGGCCCAGAGAAAAACCGGCGTGCCGGCCTCGGTCTCGATGGCCCAGGCTATCCTCGAATCTGGCGCCGGCAAGTCGGGACTGACCAGAAGGGCTAAGAACTTCTTCGGCATCAAAGGCAAAGGCTCGGCGGGCTCGGTGAACATGCGCACGCGCGAAGAGACCCGCTCCGGAAGCAGCTACTATGTCAACGCTCCATTCCGTGCATACAACTCCGCCGACGAATCGTTTCTCGACCACGGCGAATTCCTGCGCGGCCCACGCTATCGCGGCGCCCTGCAGTTCGCGGGCGACCCGAAGGCTTACGCTCAAAAGATAGCCTCAGCCGGCTACGCTACCGACAGGAATTACGCGGGCAAGGTTGGCGGGCTGATTGATAAGTACGGCCTCAGTCGGCTTGACGTGGGCGGTGCGGCCGTCAGCGCCTCAAATCCGATGCCGGTCTACGTCGCGCATGACATCGTGGGCGGCGCCTCGCTCATCTTCGGTAAGGGCCGGAAACAGCAGCCGACATCGTTCAGCACCTCGGTATCGTTTGACGAGAACTCGATTCGAGTTGATCCGGTCGCCCAGATGTTGGACTTGGCTGGGAAAGCCGTCCCTGTATTTGAAGGCTTGGCGCCTGCAATCGCGAACGCCAGCGGTCCGCTGCTTACCTTTGACCAGGCGATGCACATTGCCTCCGGAACGCTCAGCGACTTTGGCCTCGGAATGCCGCTCCTAACCAAAGAGATGCTCGATTTTGGAAGGGAGACGCGAACGGATCTAGCACTTACGACGAACCTCTTAGAGCAAAACGTCACCACGCTTCATCGCACGGTTGGCATTGCCACGCAGCTTTCCGTGGCCGTGGGCCAAGCAGGGACCATGTTGCCGCAGCAAAAGGTGGGAAAGAAGCGCGGGCTGTTCTCGCAAATCCTGGGCTTCGCGGCGCCGTTTCTCTCGTTTATTCCCGGCGCGGGCCCAATGCTCTCGCACCTTGCGGGGATGGCCAGCGCCGGGCTCGCCGGCAACTGGGCGGGCGTCGCTTCCGGGGTTGCCGCAGGCCTGCAGCCGGGCGGCGTCTTTCACGGCAGCGGGTCGAGTCCCGGCGGAGGGGGCGGCGCGGGCACGACTATCGGATCGGGCGTCGGCACTAGTGGCCATGGCGGACTCGTACACCGCGCGGCTGGTGGGCCAGGCTTTCGCGGCCGCACCTACTGGACCGGTGAGCACGGTCCGGAACCATTCATGGCGCCGAGCAATGGCTATTTCCTTAACCACCGCGACGCGATGTCGGCAATTGGCGGCGGCGGAGATCCGGCAATGGCGGGAATGCTCGAGCGGCTGCATGGCGTGCTGGCGCGACTTGAAGGCGTGGACCCGACTCACGTCGTGCGCATGGGCGCGCGCGGAATGATTGACGCTTACGACCAGGATGCGGGGTTGATTCGCATGAGCTCGCAGCGCCATCGGCTTGAGTAACTCAAAACGGTTTTAAGAGAACATGGAAACTCTCAACACAACCGGATTTCTATTCACCGAAGTGGCGGGCGACTGGAATGTGCTGACCGCAGACTTTGGCGACGGCTACGAATCGTCGGCGACGGTTGGCGCTCCGGAAGGGACGCGCTCCTGGAGCATGAAGATAGACGTACTGCCCGACAGCCTGGCGCAGGCGGGCGGCATTGCTGACGACCTGGATCCAAGCTTCCTGTTGACCGAGGGCGGAGACTTTGTGCTGACCGAGGGCGGGGATCGCATCGTGCTCGAGCGCGAGTCGACCCGCGCGCAATATCTCTGGCGCTTCTTCCGGGTGAGCAAGGCCGCCGGCAATCAGCCCTTCTGGGTGGAGATGGACGATCCGGACGACGGCCTGCGCAAGCTCTACCTGGCCAGCTTCGTCGATAACAAACTGAGTTACGCAATTCTCTGCGCGAAGATTTATTCGACCGGACTGCAACTACGCCAGCGCCGGCTGCGCGACGTCGAATCGCCGGTATTAGTTTAGGAGGCTCAATGGCTGACCAAAAGATTTCCCAATTTACCGAAGTCACCTCGTTGCTGGCGAGTGATTACCTGGCAGTGGAGCGTGGCGGCGCCTCGAACAAGCGGATCCGCTACGACAAGCTGCTGAGCGGTCCCGCGATCGTAGGCGCGCTCGGCTATACGCCGCTGCGGAGTTTCAATTCCCGCACCGCGGCTGACGTCATATTACAGTCTTCAGATCTGAATGGTCTCAGTGGCGCCGGGCTGACGGGTATTGGCACGGGCACGGGCGGTGTTATCAACACTGGGAGCACAACGATCGGCGCGGACAGCGATGCTGACAGTGTTGGCGTGATTGACCTGCAGACCCGCGGGCTGACGCGCTTCCGCGTTGAGAACGGCGGCCGGCTCACCCTCCTGCACGCGAGCGGAGCGGGCGGCTTCGACGTCATGCGCATGAACTATAACGATCCGAACAGCCTCGGCGATTTCAACTTCGTGCAGCGCCTGACCGCTAATACCTATACCCCAACTAACGGTGCTCACGCCGGCAAGCGGGATAACGTCACGCTGTTTGGCTACAACGTCTCGCCTACCGGCAAGCAGGTGGGCGGCGAACACGCCTTCTACACTTCTCTCGAGAGCCGTTACATCACCAGCGAGGGCACGACGCAGCTCGAGTACTACGTCGAATACGTGAATCACGACAACAGCTTTTCCTCCCGACCGTGGTCCATGACCGTCAACCTCGATAACGACCACGCGGAGATCGAGCACGTGGCGGGTGTTGTGAGGTTCGTTCCGCCTAACTCTGACGGCAACCCGTGGCTGTCATTTAACGGTCACGATGGTGACCGGGGCGGCGAGATGAATTTTTATGGAGCGTCAAGCATCGTGCTCGATGGCGCCAGCGCTCAAGAGTGGCTTACGAAGGCTGGCCAGAAGATTCTTAAGATCGTATCCGGAGACGATATCAGCGTCGGCGATGGCGTGGTTGGCGCTGACGAACACCTGCGGCTGTTTCCCGCACTGGGGATGTTTGGAACTGACGCCCTGATAACTCTGCACTTTGGCAATGAGGGATTCGGCATCAGGTATAACGGCGCGGCGGGGTCCGGTAACTCAGGCTTCCAGTACCGTGAAACACGCAACAGCGTGTCTAACGATTGGCGCTACTTCAACGACGGGCGGCTGTTCGACTCCGGCGCTTATCACGCAATCCTGATCGGCGCTGACGGCAGCGGCCCGGGCGGATCCGGAAAAGCACTATACATCGCATAACGAAAGGATTTCGTCTTGAAAAAATCGCAACCTCAACCGATAACATTGCCGGACGCGATTGCCCGGCAAATTACGCAGACAGACCAGCAGATCGCGGACCTGCAGCACGAACTTAGAGTCGGCCGGTTGGTGCGCGAGAATCTGGTGCTGAAGGCCGCGCTCGAACTTTCTCTTGACACCAAACAACTGGCTTGGATGGAGCTTGCCCGCGAAGGCGATTACCTTGTGTTTCGTCCAATCAAGTTACCCGTCGAACAATCCTGATGCCTGCCGAAGACCCAGACCTCGAAGCCAAGCTGGCCACGCTGCGCACCATGCAGCGCGGCGGCACAAGTCCGCGCGTGGCGGAGCTGCTGAGCGTGGCCTGGCCCGCTCCGGACGGCGTTATCTACTATGCCACGCGCATCGCTCACGACCTGCTCGATAAAGAGGAACTCCTGGACCGGCTCGACGGCCCAATTGAACTGCGACTCGGCTCCGGAGTCTTCCTCGACATACCGCAGACCGCGGGAATCAGCGACGACAAAATAGACCTCGACTTTTGGGACGGTGACAACGAGCTGACGCGATTGACGCAGACGCACGGCGCCGGCATGAAGGTCGAAGTCTTCTATTACTTTCCGGACGTGGACCTGCTGCTCTCGAAATGGTGGGGTCACTTGCAGCCACCGGACCAGGTGGACGTCGATCGCTTTCGCTGCAGCGCGCAGTCTGGGTTTCGCTCGAGCAATCTGGATCTTCCCGGCCGCGGGTGCTTTGCCGGCTGCCAGAATGTCTATGGCGGGCTGCTGCTGACGCAGGAAGAAGTTAACGAAGGCGGTTGCCCCTACTCCCGACACCTTGGCGGCGTGCCCAATGAAGACAGCTTCGGCAGCGATGCGAGCTGGCTACAGACGGACACGCCCGGCGGGGAAGTGGGATCGTTAGCCTGGACGGCGCCGGCTTACGATGACAGCGGGTGGTCCGCGGCCGTCGAACAGGCCGCTATTGGCAGCGCTCCCTGGACATGGAGCAACGGCCCCTCGCCCTTCCCGCCGAGTTCGGTCACGCAATGGATTTGGGACCACGATTCGCGGCACAGCTTCGATAACAAGACGCTCTATTTCCGCAAGAGTTTTGTCGCGGCGGATACTACGGCGCTGCTGGTACTCACCGGCGACAATTCCTTCGTCGCCTATCTCAATGGCCTGCGCATCGCTTCCGGCTTCGACTGGCAGCAAGCCTACTCGGCGCAACTAACGCTCGTCGTCGGCCAGACTTATGTAATTGCCGTGAAGGTGATGAATGGCGCGGCGGTTGACGGTTTCGTCTCGAGCCCGGGCGGACTGCTCGCGGTGCTTTCATCCGGAGTGCAGGGCATCGGCTTCGGTAATCTGGATCCGGCCACCGGTCTGCCTTACCCGAATTGCCCGCGCAACAATGTCGCGGCTTGCATCGCGCGGCTTGGCGATAGTCGCTCCTACCTCGGCGTTGACACCATCATCGAATCGCACACGGTCAACGAAACCAAGGGACCAAACATCACGGTCACGTCGCGCGGCAACGAGACGAATCTCAGCCGGCCGCTGCGTGTGATAGCCGGCCAGCGCCACGTTTCCGATTTGGACTTGCTCGCGTTTGTCGTCGAGCCGAACACGAAGCATCCGGACCAGGGCTCGGTGAAGTGTCTCTATGTTTGCGGCGAAGGGGAAAACCAGTCGGTCGCTAATGGGAAGATTAACGACCAGACGATCGCGCCGCAGCATTCCAACTATCGCACCGGCGCCAAGCGCCAGCCGCCCACCTCGTTCTCTCCAAACATTCTCAACTATTCGGGTTCGGCGCTGTTTCTCGGCGTGGCCCAGGGCGACTTCACCAAGGCAACGGCAGATGACTTGAAGGGCTCAGTCGATATGCAGGGGCTCAAGGACGTGCGGGTGTATTCGGACGAGGACAACTACACCGAGCAATACACCACGGAGCGCGGCTGGTGGCTGATGCACTGCCTCAGAAATAAGCGCTGGGGTTACGGCCTCGACGCGCGCCGGGTGCATATCCCCGACTACCTCGACATTGCTGCCTGGTTCAAGGAAATCGTTTCCGTCAAAGACAAAGAGGGCACGGTATTCACCGGGCCCCGTTCGCAGTTCAATGCGGAGCTGATTGGGCGCTCGACGCAGCAGCAGATAGAAGACATTTGCCGCAGCGGCCGGTTGGGCTTGCCGTTTCCACACAAGGGCAAGGATCGCGTTGTGCCACTGCGCCGCGCGACAGAGCTGTTTTCGGCGGCAGTGTTTACCGATAAAGCTTTCTTCGGCGCCTACGCGCGAGCCGCAACGACGCTGGAGCGCGAGGAATGGTTCACCGGGTTGCTGGCCGCTCGAGATATCTCCCAGGCGGCGTTACTGGCCGAGGGCCAGGACCGCGTGATTGACTTGTTCGAGTCGGCGGAATACACGGCCCGCGCGCGGACTGACGAGGAGTTTATCTCGGACTGCTATCTGGCATTCCTGCGACGCGAGCCGGATGCCGACGGCGCTGCCTTCTGGCTGGCGGAGTTGGTGGCCACTGACCGCGGGCACATCCTAACGGCGTTCTCAGAGTCTCTTGAGTTTATTGCTGACTGCTCGGATAGCGAGGTGCCGACGTTTAGCGATCGGGGCGACGCGCGCAATATCTGTCTTGACCGGCCGCAAGCTGACGGCGGCAAGTCAACGCTCACTCATTCAATTCAAGCGGACGGCGATCTGCCGAATCGCGTCGTGCTCACCTTTGACGATGCGGCCCATGAAAACAAACAGGTGCCGATTACGTTTGAAGACGTCGAGCAGCAGCTCCGCGCCGGCCGCGCGTTCGGCGACACATCGCGACGGGTGGTCCAGAAGGATTACAGCGCGTTTGGAATCACCGACGCCGGCGAGGCGGGGCGGCTGGGCAACCTGCTGCTGGACCTGGGAGAGTTTGATGAGGGCGGCGTTAAGAATAATCTGCGCTTCACACTCACCACCTGGTATCTCGAGACGGTGAATCTCACGAAGTACCAAATCATCAAGCTTGACTCGGCGAAGCTCGACGCTATCAATGCGGTGCGCACACTGAAGGGGCTCGAGCCGTTTCATTATTTCCGCATTCGCTCGCTGCGACGACTTCCGGATCTGAAGGTGGAGATCTCCTGCCAGGCTTATCCGGTCGATTACTACGAGCTCCTCGAGCTGCTGACGCAAGGGCCGCCGATAGTGCCGGGTGGGCCACTCGACCCTGACCCGCTGGATCCGGATTCCCCAGGGCGCCGCCGGATTCCGTTCAAGGTGGGGCTGCTGTCAGTCGGGCACAATGACGACCAGATAATGTTTGAGATCGACCGCGGGGCTGTTTGATTCAGAGGGAGTTTGCCAATGGCAAGTGGCTACACGAGTTTCGAAGTTCTGATTGATAACGACGACGGCACGACCACGCCGGTCTTGTCGCAACCGATAACCGTTTATGACGTCACGAACGACGTTGCGCTCGACGACCTTGCAAGCGACGCCAATGGCCACGTTGCTTCAGGCACGCTCGACGTGGACGCCGGTACGATCGTTCGCTTCAGCGCGGCGCTGGCGGACGGCCGGTGCGGGTTTAAGGAAGAGGTTACGGTGTGAACCTTGTTCTGAAACATGCGGGCGGCGCGAACCTGGTTGTGCGGCCGCAGGTGCGTCCTGCCTGGTATCCGGCGGCGCGCAGTCGGCCGGTGCAGGTTGAAGTCTGGTGGCGCTATGAAGGCGAACCACCTGCAGCTGCTCGCCTCATCGGCACGTTCGCTCCCGGCCAGGCTGTCAGCTATCCCCTGAACCCACTGGTGGACCGGAACATCATCCTCAGCACAGTCTCAATCAGCGCCGCGGGCTTGCGCTCAGTGCGCGACATCGCCGACGCGCATGAAACAATGCTGGTATTTCAACGCGAAACAGAAGCGCCAACAGTCGCGCTCGTCGGCAATGCCACGCACACGCTGCTGACGCTGGCAGTTGACGGCTTCTCAACGCTGGCCATCAAGCGACGCGTGCGCGTGGCTGACGACGTTGACATGGCCACGGGACTGGTCGAGGCAGAGACCGAAGTGAGCCCGGGCAATACGCTGCCCCGGGTTATCTACCTCAACCGCACTGACAGCAACCCTCACACCCGCACTGTGTACGTGGCAGTCTCCCACTCGAGCGGCGGAGACTATGGCGCCGAGTCCGGGCCCGACGCGTTCACCTACGCCGACGTTGACGAGACCGGTGGCGACGACGGCGACGGCGACCCCTTCGGCGGCAAAGACTACGATGTCTGA